TGCCACCGCCGGTTCGTACGCGCAGGATGCCCCTTCCCGACCGCTGGATTCTTGCCCCCCGCACTCCCCCCCCCCCTGTGGCACAGTTCCGTCCACTTCGCACAGAGCTCCATTCTGCTGACCCTCTTGGCCTTAAGCAGCAAGCGCGACCAGCGGTTCGTAAAACCAAAGTTCGCTTCGAAGCTTCGACCTTGCCGGTCGTTGACGAGCTTTGCGCTCCCGATTCCACTCTTTCTTCTAGCTCTTCATGCCCAATTCAGAAAGAGATTGAGGTCCCGACTTTCAAGCACACGAGCTACTCTTCTTTTGTGAAGAGTGTTATGTTCCAGACAGACAAGTCGCACCACGTCTTCGACGATAGGCTCATTACGCTGCATCCACATGATGTTGATGGAGAGGTTGACATCGCCCGAGTTAAGGAAATCCTCACTCGCGGCGCTAAGGACATTCGCGCTCTTCGTGAGCTCCGGTTTGTCTCTGGTAGAAATCACCTTCTCGAATCCGAGCCTTTCGCTGCGCTGCAGTCTTATGTCAAGGCTTGCAACGTCAATCGCGATGGAGACATCGCTGATATTGTTGATGACGATGGTGAGGTCTTCCTCCTCGGTTATGGGACTTGCAACAGCTCTCGTGTTTCTCTCCCAAAGGGAGGTCATGGCGTTTCCGCCAATCGTGAGCGCATTCTTGCTTCCAAACATAATATCGATTTCAAGGCCTGGGTTAAGCCTCCGCCCCCGCGCGACTTTAATGGGATCATGTCCTCAATGAAAGCACAGCTTCGTAGGAAGCACCGCCTCATCAAGAGAAATCGCGATGCGGGCGAGATGCCAGTTGATCATGATTCTGTTGACAAGGCTTTCGACTCTTGGCCCGCTTATGAGGGAGATTTCTACAGCAAGAGCACTTTCGAGCAGATCGACCTCATTATTCAGACTCTCGACGGCACCAAGAGCTCAGGATTCGCGCAGCTTGTCCAGCCTGGGCCAAAGAAGTGGTGGATCGAAAATGCCGAGTATACTGCCCAGCTCGTTTTCCTCAGGCTGGCTATTATCTTGGCTTATGATCGCTACGAACTTGCGGCCTTGACTGCTGCTGAGCATTTCGAGCGAGGCATCTCCGATCCCAGACTTCCATTTATCAAGGATGAGCCGCATCTGGAGGCCAAGGCCCGTGAGGGCCGGTGGCGCCTCATCTGGCCGCTCTCAGTGATAGATGAGATCGTTTGGTCGTTGTGCCATCGCCCGCAGAACAAGCGTGACATCTTTTGCTATCAGAACAGAATGCTCAAGGGGCCTGTCTATCCTTGCGTGGGAATCGGACATCATGACGAGGGACTCCAGACCTTCCACTACTACGCTCGCCGTGTGGATGGTGGTCAAGGTACCGAAGCTGATGATGCCACTGGCTTTGACTTTTCCGTCACAGCTTGGCTCTGGTATCTTGATGCCTGCCGCCGCGCAGAGTGTTTCGCACGTGGTCAGACTAAGTTGCAGGGCTATGAGGCATGGTGTGATTGGTACCTCGAGTTCGCGGTTAACATCGCCGTGCTTAGTTCCAACCACCTTGTCCTTATTGGCAACAATGTTTACGTCGTCAATGGTCTCGGAATTATGCCATCTGCGCACCCCTCGACCGGTGCTAGCAACACTTGCATGCGCCTCATCGGGCTCTTCCATGCCCACAAGTCGAGTGCCCTTGGTGTCGGTGACGATGCCATCAAGCGCGGGGAGCTTTCAGATGATGCCAAAGATACCCTCCTCCGCTGGGGGACTATGTTGCGGGATGTCAAGTATTCTCTTTCCGGAGTCTACAATTTCAATTCCATGACAGTGACCTTCAGCAGCGATGGAAAACCCACCATCTTCTTTCACAACTATCAGAAGCTTTGTGTCCGTTTGATCCGCACACATGGTGAGTATGATGCCACCTATGAGCCCGGCATCTCTGCCGCTCGTGGAGGTCTGTTCGTGCTCCGCCATGACATCGAAGCGTTGAAGAGGTTCCGTGCTCTCCTCGACGACCTTGGCTACCCAGCCGATCTCGTCGCTGCTGGTGAGTACGATGAGATGGACGAATGAGCGGTGGTAGTGGGAGGGGCAAATCATTGATTTGATTTGCACTCAGCTCGTTTCACTCTTCTAGTGTCGTTTTTGCTCGCTTCTACAACGTCTTGCGTCCAAGATGCCAAGGCGCTCTGGTGTAGCTTCCAC